TTCCTAAAGATAATGTTTTTTCAGTGATTTTTGAAGTAAAACTTACCAAGATTTCTAAAAACTTACTTTAGGTTTGTTTAAAACTTAAACAAACTTAAATTGGACAAAAATGAGTATAAAGACAAAGTATTATATTTATTATAATATATTTAAATGGATACAAATGACTGCACACTTGCTTTGAATAACAAGAAAGTATTTGAATTTTATAAAAAGAACCCAAATGTATCTTTTGAAACAGCAAATCTTCTACTCGTTGGATTTATGGAGACCATTTTCAATAACATGACGGAGAACCTTAATGAAAATATTAATGCACAACTATTGAACTTTATGAAAGAGAACCAATCACAAATCTGTGAATTATCACAAGGTATTCAAACTATAAATGCTAATATTTCTAACGTTAATGAAAATATTCTTAAAAATATGGACACACAACTCACATCGCTAAAAACCGATTATATTAGTGACGTAAAAGAACTCCTTGCTAACAATACTCTACACGCAAATGAAAAGATTAGCACCTTATTAGATAAGAATACAACGAATCTTATTGATAAAACTTCTTTGGTACTTGGAGATATCATACCAAAAAACCAAGACAAGGTTTATCAACTAATTCAAGAGAACCTTAATAGTTTTCATACAGCAATTAATAACGATATTCGTAATTTAGTTGATTCAGTTAGTGACGAACAATCGCGCCAAGAATTCTTGAATATGATTGACTCTAAATACAGTTCTCTCACACAATCTATACAAAATCCTATATTCACATATATTACTGCATCTGAAGGTAGGGTCACTAAAAATATCGACCATTTAAAAGAGAATGTTTCTTCGTCTGATGGAGTGCAATCAAAACTATTTAATGGATTAGAACTATTCCTTAACAAATACCAGAATTCTTCTAACAAGGGTAAATTTGGAGAACACCAATTAAATGGTGTTATAAATTCACTATATTCCAACGCTGAAATTATTAATACCAGTGGTTCAAAGGCAGCAGGGGATTTTATAATGAAACGTCTTGAAAAACCTACAATTCTTTTTGAGAACAAAGAGTATGACCATAATATTCCCAAGGATGAAGTCTTAAAATTCATTCGTGATATTGATGTTCAAAATACTCACGGTATTTTCATGTCACAGAATTCAGGCATTACATTCAAAAATAACTTCCAGATCGATATTCATAAGGGCAACGTCCTTGTATATATTCAACATTGCCAGTATTCTCCAGACAAAATCAAACTCGCTGTAGATATTATTGATAATTTTGCTGTAAAGTTAAGTGAGATTGATGGTAACAAATTAGAGAACACGATTTCAAAGACCATTCTTGATGAAATTAATGACGAATATCAAAAATTCATTAGCCAACGCGATAATATTCTTGTGAATATGAAAGATTTTACTAAAAAAATGACGGTTTGTCTCAATCAAATGCAACTTCCCAGTCTAGATAAATACCTTTCCACAAAATACGCCGGCGTTGATATGGCTTATACATCTACTGATATTTATAAGTGTAAAATATGTAATAACTTTGTCGGACGCAATCAGCAGAGTCTATCAGCACATCAGCGGTCGTGCGCTAAGAAAGTAGAGGCAGCAAATAAAAAACCTTCAATCGTTATACACACTTCTTAATTTAATTTATACTTTCCAGAAGACAAGAGGAGAACCTAGAGTATTATTTTAAAAAATACCTCAAAAATACACGATAATATTTTCTGTTCTGAAAAATATTATTGAAACCACGCGATTCTTTTGCTATCCAGTCGCAAAATATGCACATCTATTAACTCGCTAACTCCACTCCCGGCATCTCATTAACCCACCCATGCCTGTATAGACCCGACACAGAATTCTATGATTTTTATTTATAAAAGACCATCTCTTATTTACCAACTATCGAACCCATCTTAATGTTTTTATTATTCTATCTATATTTTTCTCTTTTAGAGAACCTTCTTTATCACAAGCATCATTTTCCTTTATATATAAATTATTTCGTTTCCGGATATGCATTTAACGCAGTTCTTTTATAGTAATCAACATATATTTTATATATAATATATACAGTATATATAATAGAAATGTCACGCATTTCGCTTGCTGGTATATCCAATACGCCCCCAAAACAAATAAAACTTCGTGATAAAAACCCCATCACACTAGATGATATTTATTATTTAGACCTACACGCCGAGATGCCTACTAATGCAGCACAGGAAACCAGCGAACAAATTAATATTAGTAAGGCACATAATCAAATCAATAATAGCAAACGCGAAGCGTTAATCGAATTTATATTTAGAATGAAAGACAATAATCAGTTTTTAAAACACCCCAGATGGTCACACTGGTTTGCTGAGTGTAACAAAATCAAGGAACTGCTACAGACGATATATAAAACGGAGACGGGTGAAACCGATGATGGGACTTTTCATATTCGCCAAAGAGGGGGGAGTAAGTATTCATATGACTTTGCTGTCCGCATAACGAATGCCGATAAGACAAAGCGCGCATTTATACCACTCGAATATAAACATCAGTCGTCGTTGGGTGTTCTACCCCAGTTTTATCAAGTAGGAAATGTATCAAAACCCTTCTTTGATGTTCCGTATCATGACTATTATTACATAAATGGACTACCAAAAGTGAATAAGGTTATTGGTGTAGACATCAAATTGGAATCAAGCGATAAAGACATTTATGCCAAAATCATAGGGAAAAGTGTTTGGTCAAAAAATGATTGGGAGAAAATGAGAAGAGAAGGACTTTCTACGTGTGCACCAATAAACGAACAACTTAGAATTATCAGAGAAAATTACGACGAGAAGGGCGAAAACTATAAGAAACAACAAAAGGTTGTAACACAAACCATTATAGATTATTTTAAAGAAATGGAACAAAATGGCGGCATCACACTAGATTTGATTAACCAAGTAGAAGAATCTATTTTTATCAAACAAAAACCAAGGGACCATAATAATGTACCAAAGGATAAAGTGTATCTATTGTGCGAGTATACAGACGGCGATCTACACTGGAAAACCGACCAATACGCACCCGGTGATTTCGTTCTTGTCAAAGAACCGTCAGGAGTTGTCGTTGAAAATGAACGATTATTATTCCCAACTATGTCAGGCCAAAATATTTCATTAAGACTTAGATGGCAAAATATATCTGGTCTATGTAATCCATCATGGCAATTTGATGTTAAAACTGACGCTAAAAAGTCTAAGAATAAAACTGTTAAAAACACCACAGTTTCTAAACAAACTACCAATTCTACTTCCATAAGACTTTCAAATGAGACAACCAATTCTACTTACACAAGACGTTCAAAGGGGACAACCACTTCCACCAGATGCCCAAAAGGGACAAGAAGGAATCGCAATACAGGAAATTGCGAACCTAAGTAATCGGTAGGATGTATTCATTTCGGTTGTATTTATAGCACTATTGCCGCAATATAACGGAATAAACTGCTTAAAAAATAATATAAATATTTTATTATATATAATATAATAAAATGATACAAAATACCGGTCTTTCAAGAGACACAATTGATAAATACTATACAAATAAGGATACGGTTGATATATGTATGAAATTAATTAAGGATAATGTGAATATTAATAAAGATGATGATTTGGTTATCGAACCCAGCGCGGGCAACGGTTCATTTATACCACATATAAAACTAATTTCAAAACATCATCTATTCTATGATATTGAACCTGATAATGATAATATCGTTCAAAAAGACTTTATTTCACTTGAATACGATGATATACCCAATTCAAAATCTTACGACAGAATTCATGTTATCGGTAATCCACCATTTGGACGACAGTCGTCTCTTGCTATTAAATTTATTAAACAATCCTCTCGGTATTGCAATAGCATATCATTTATATTACCAAAATCTTTCAAGAAGAATAGTTTAAAAAAACATTTCCCACTATCTTTTCATTTGGCGTTGGAATATGATTTGCACGATAATGCTTTTAATGTTAATAATACTATTTATAATGTTCCTTGTGTATTTCAAATATGGATCAAGAAAGATGCCGAACGCGATGCTCCTGTTAAACTTTTACCGAATAATTTTAGATTTGTTAAAAAAGATGACGACCACGACATTTCTTTCACCAGAGTAGGCATTAACGCTGGTAATATTGATACTGATACTAATTCAAAATCTATTCAATCTCATTACTTCATTCAATTTGATAAAAAATTTACCAATACGCTATATAATAAACTTCAAAATATTCAATATGATTGTAAAAATAATACTGTTGGACCTAAATCTATATCAAAACAAGAACTCATTAAAGAATTTAATGCTATTATGAAATAAATTTTTGAAACCACGTGTTTCTTTTGCTATCCGGTCACAAAATATACAAATCTATTGTCTCGCTAACTCCACCCCCAGTATCTCATTATCCTACCCATGCCCGTATAGACCCGATACAGAATTCTATGATTTTTCACAAAATTGTTTTTTATTGTCTTCTATTATTCTATTATCCCGGAATTCTTTGTTATATTTTCCATTACCTTACTAAATGCAGTTTCACGCGGAGCGGTTGGTATCAAATTACGCTGGATAACGAGACATTTTTTAGAGAATTCAGATTCCATATCAGCAAATTCTTCTGCTTGATTCTCCTTTTCTTTTATTAGAGTTCTCATGGTGCTCCTTGTTACTTCTTGTATTCCTTTTTTTAGTGTATCTTGAGAACCTTCTTTATCCCACTCATCATTTTCTTTGATATAGAGTGTCTTTCGTTTTTTATCAGTGCAATGAATCGGTCTTTTATGTGTTCCCAATTCTTTTAAATTCTCAATAAAAAGCTTTGAAATCCCTTTAACATACCCACTTTCTGATTGGTTCTCTATATCTTCAAAAGAAACTTGAATCTGTTTTATGAAATCAGAAAAGTTGATTGCGTCTTTACAGTCCTCATTTAAAAATACTTGTAAGTTGAACTGATTGTTGTTTGTGTTGTTTGTTGTATTATTATTACCTATCTTTGGAACCATTTCTAACATAGTTTTTTGCATTTCTCTATTTTGTTGAATCAATTCATCAGTTTGGTTGTTTTTGGCAATTAGTAAATTCATAAGTTCTTTATTTTGTGTTATAATTTCAATCATAGAAGGTTTTTCTTCTTGGTTCTCTTGAACGACTATAGAATTATTAATGAGAGCACAAACCTTTTTATGTTTCCATAACCCAGAATGAACCTTATATATTTTACCACATTCGCAAGAATATTTTGTGGCGTTTTTTGGCGTTTTTTTTCTTTCCAACATTTCCATATTATGTTTTGCTGTTGTTAAATGCCTTTTATAATCACTTTTTTTACAGCATTTAAAGTTACATTTTTCACAAATAAATTTTTTGGCGTTTTTTGGCGTTTTAATACTTTCCATATCCTTCCTAATAATGGAAAGGATATAAAACGCCTAAATAAAACGAATGAAAACCAAAAAAATATTATGCTAACATAAAAAAACATAAAAAATACTTTTTACTGCATTATGGTAAGAACGCGTTTTTCAGAAAAGTTGCTGAGAAAGTATTCTCAGAAAAATGAAAATTGGACAATTATTTTTGTCCACTTTTCGAAAAATCATAGAAGAATCCAAATCGAGGTTTTCTGAGATTATTCTATTATCCCGGAATTCTTTGTTATATTATTATTATTATTATCTATCTTTGGAACCATTTCTAACATAGTTTTTTGCATTTCTCTATTTTGTTGAATCAATTCATCAGTTTGGTTGTTTTTGGAAATTAGTAAATTCATAAGTTCTTTATTTTGTGTTATAATTTCAATCATAGAAGGTTTTTCAATCATAGAAGGTTTTTCTTCTTGGTTCTCTTGAACGACTATAGAATTATTAATGAGAGCACAAACCTTTTTATGCTTATGTAATCCTTGACGATACTTATATATTTTCCCACATTCACAATTATAATCTTTATTTTTAGCATTTTTAGGAATTTTTTCGTCATTCGTAGTCATTCGTTTGTGTTTAGCAGTCAATAAATGTCTATTATAATCGCTTTGTTTAAAGCATTCAAAGTTACATTTTTCACACTGAAATATTCTTGAGTTTTGGGGGGTATTTATGGTAGTCGTTGTTTCGCTGTTTGTTTCTTCATGAACAAATAAAGAATTTTCTGTTTGACTTATTGTTCGGCAAACATCGTAATATCTAACACGTTTTTCTTTTGGCATTTGTGTAGATCGGGGTTTCGGTTTAGGCAGCGGTTCTATACTATTTAAAGTGGCTTTTAATGTTTCAAAATATTTCTGTTCTACTTTTCTTGCTTCATAATGATCGCAGCAATCTTTAAATCCAATTATATCCATTTTCCAATTATCCCACCCACCGTGCTCACGAATAAATTTATATACTTTTAAATTGTTATTGCTATCATTTTCTTGAATACATGTTCTCTTATGATTGTATTTTCTTTGCACGAAGTTGGTAGTATGTCCGACATAAAGGTCTTTTACTGCTTGGTCTTTACAGTATATTTTATAAAACACAGTATTTGAATAATCAATAACATCGTCAGGCATTCTAATTTATACTCAATTAAAATTTCGTTTTTATACTCATTAAAAAAATCACAAATTAACCGAAAAATCTCTTCAAAATCGAGGTTTTCTGAGATTTAAAAAATTGAAATTCACAAATTATTATATAAAAATGAATACACATTTTAAATTAAATGACCGAACCAACCATCGACATCGTTAATGCAGACGGTATTGAATATTTAAAGAGCATAGAAGACAATTCTATTGACCTTGTATTAACAGACCCTCCCTATATTACATCTTCCGAAACAGGTATGGGTAATCTTCATAAACAGATAAAAGATAATCAAGCGAAAGGTGTAGAATTCGTAAAGACAGAAGATGATTGGAACAAAGTAAAAGATAAATATGTTGGTAAAAAGAAAGATATGACCGAAGATGCAATGAAGACGAATTATTTGAAGTATGGGTCAATCTACGGTTCGAAATATAGTGTTCAAACCGAATATGGTGAATGGGATACATCATTTACTATGGATAAACTAGACGAGTTTATTGGTGAATATTATAAAAAACTCAAAAAAGGAGGGACTATGATTGTGTTCTTTGATATATGGAAGATTACTCCTCTCAAAGATATAATGGAAAAGCATAAGTTCAAGCAAATTCGTTTTATTGAATGGGTTAAAACAAACCCACAACCCCTCAATTCACAAACAAATTACCTAACGAATTGTCGTGAAATCGCATTACTCGGCGTGAAGGGTGGTAAACCTACGTTCAACAGTAAATACGATAATGCTATATATAACTTTCCACTACAAGGGGGTAAAAGTCGGTTTCATCCTACGCAAAAAAGTCTTCTGCTATTTGAAGAATTGATAAAAAAACACTCAAATGAAGGTGATGTAGTTATGGATACTTTCCTAGGTAGTGGTACTACAGCAATTGCTGCAAAAAATACAAAACGGGCATTTAAAGGTTGTGAAATATCTAAAGAATACTATGAAAAAATGAATGATAAATAAAATTGAATTATAACATATTTTTCATTTAACCATTAAAACTATGACACTTCTTGATATTGAAGAGCTAACAAAAACAAAAATTCCTATTGCGATTGATGAAACTGTAAGTGATTTCACAAAATACTTCATTGATAATGTTAATAATATTACCAATACCAATCCAAAAAATAATATCCAAATGATTGATGCTATTCATAGAGACGCGCGGAAATTATTTCGCATTAGTCCAAGTAAACAGGAAATACGTGAAGCATATAATACAAATTTTAAACATATTCCTATTAAACAATCGCTATCTAATTGGATGGTAAAGCGTGGAATGAGAAAACACTCCGGTGTAAAGGTCGTATCTATCTTAACTACTGCAGGTAATAGTTTGACGTTTTCGTGCCCAGAAAAGTGCAGTTACTGTCCGACCGAAACGGACCTGGAAGGCAATCCAACGCATTCCAAATCTTATGTTAGTGGCGAACCTCTTATGGACCGAGCTGAACGTATTAAATTGTCGGGTGAGAAGCATCTTATACGTGGCCAAACGTGGGACAGACTACGCTCTTATTTTCGCACTGGTAATATAATGAAATCATCAAACAAGGAAAAGATTGAGGTCATTGTATCTGGTGGGACTTGGGATGTTCTACCGTATCAATATCGCGAGGAAACCATAAACGAACTCTACTGGGCGTTTAATACGTTCGGACAAGAAAATCCTCGCGATATGCTTCCGGTTGACGAGGAAATCGCAATCAATGAGACATCACAATATGCAGTTATCGGTCTTACTATTGAAACGCGACCGGATTATATCAATAAAACTGCTATTAAAAACTATCTCAAGTGGGGTATTACGCGTGTCCAAATTGGAGTTCAGCACTATGACGACCATATTCTCGGTAAACTGGACCGTGGTTGTTATAAGCATCATACCATTAAAGCAATTGCTCTTCTGAAATCAGTTGGTTTAAAGGTTGTAGTTCATTTAATGCCTGACCTCCCATATAGCACACCCGAAAAGGATATTGAAATGTTTGACTGTGCTTTGACCGACCCCGACATTCAATTTGATGACCTTAAAATTTACCCGTGTGCAGTTGTTAAGGCAAGTCGTCCCGACCGTATTGTGAAAAGCACCATCGCCGAATGGTATGCTGCAGGCACATATAAACCGTATTCAGAGAGAAACATCGATGAACTCATTCGCGTTTGTAAGTATTATAAAACACGCGTTAAACCCCACGTTCGTATTCAACGTCTTGTAAGAGACCTACCGTCCACTGCGATTGAAGCTGGGTATAATAAAGTTACAAATCTTCGTCAAGTAATTCAAGACCAGATGAAGAAAGAAGGCACGCGATGCTTATGTATTCGGTGTATGGAAGTTAAGGAACGCACTGAACTCAATGACAATATACATCTTGTCGTGCGTCCATATGAGGCATCTAAGGGTATGGAATATCATATTACCGTTGAAGCCGTTGCTAACTATTGGAACCTTGCTTATATTTGGTTTCTTGTGTATTCCTATATTGCCTTACATATATTCGGAACAAAAATGTGGTATGGGGGCGATAACGATAACTATATTGGTTGTATTGGGTTTTTACGACTGCGTATTGACCCGAATCCAGGGGGAGGATTTGTGCCCGAACTTGAGGGTGCCGGTCTTATTCGCGAGGTTCATGTCTATGGAGAAGCAATCGGCGTTGGCGATTCAACCACTATTTCCAGTCAACATCGTGGTTACGGTCGTCTACTGGTAAAAACCGCGGAGAATATTATTAGAAAAAATGGACTATCCAAGTCTGCCGTCATTTCCGGCATCGGTTCTCGCGAATATTATAAGAATAAATGTGGTTATTTCCGCGAGGGCACATATATGGTTAAGTCTATCTGAATATCCACTAATAAATCGGTAGTATATACTTCATTTCTGTAGTGTTTATAGCACTATTACCAAAGTATAATTCAATAAATTTTTGCGTTTTATCATCATCAAATGACTTGATTATCTTCTCATACAAGGTTTTTAATTCGTCGCGACTCTTATCTCCCGTTGAACGAATACAGATGAGGTGATTTTCTATTAAATAATCATAATCTACATCAATTAAACAGTATCCAAAGTTATATTTTCCTACACCATAACCACGATTGATAACGAGTATCATATCTTTGTTTCCGTCCTGCCTAATATAATTTTTCTTGTCTTCATTCTTATATTTCGTCAATACCAAATTATTATCTTTAATGTCGCTGCTATAAATTAGACGCGTATTCGTGCTATCGTTTGTTAGCTCGCCCTTCTTTTGGTTCCAGACAACATTACCAACATTCACGTTCATACCCATAGCGCTCAATGTAGTGCTGTTCTTGCGAAGAGTAGTTAATTCTTTCGTTTTCTCCTTGGTATTAAATATAGTATAATCTAAATGCTTTGTTACATAGTCATTATTAGAGAACCTCTTCTGTTTTTTAATAGTAATTAATACGGTTTCTTGTTTTGTATCCAGATATTTATCATTAACACACTCTGTAATATCCAGAATCTTATAATTATCATTAATGTGTTTTCGCGTCTTATCATAATACAAGCAATTCAAGAAATTTGCGGGTAACACAAACCCGAGAATGCCGTTGTCGTTCAATAACTCCAACGATTTCAAAATAAATATAATAAATATATTAGGACGACCATCATAATACCCTTTGTATTCATCGGGCATATCATTTTTACTTATAACGTAATAAGGTGGGTTTCCAATAATTAAATCGTATTTATCGGTTGTTTCCCATTTCAAATAATCTGCGTGTATTAGAGTTGTATTCGTATATGTATCGTCTTTTATAGAATCATAAATCGTGTTGTCGTATTCAATTCCCGTAATATCGTATTTTTCACTCTGGAACACCTTTATATACTCACAAGAACCACAAGAAGGTTCGAGCACCTTTTTTACACCCTTCAAGTGCTTTTTTAGAATCTGGGCGTGTTTTTCTATAATACTTGGCGGTGTAAAATATATTCCATTCTTATTCTTCACATCTTTATTTATTTGTTTCGTTAACAGCTTTGATTTTTCGGTGTAGTCGGTCATTGTTATTTATTTATATATATAAACTCTAAATTTTAAATCAATTTTATAGAGGTAATATTTACAAAGATAAAATAGTGTCTTATTAAATTTTCATTACTTGTTTAGTATGTGAGCGAACCTTTCACTATATAATAATGCATTACGGCGGTAGCAACGTGCCAACCACCGTGTAAATATACAAGTG